CCGGCGTGTGATACCGCCCGGAAATTTGCACGATTAACCGGCGCAAAAACATTGACCGCGGAACACTTAGCCGTAATCAAAACACTGGGCTATACAATCAAGACGCACGCGCCCTCATATAGCGCGGCGTGACTCGCGCGCAACTCGAACCCGCTAGCGCCTCGCTAGCGGGTTTTTTTGTGGCCGGGCGCCTGGTATATCCCTGCCGGCCCTGCCGGCCCCGCTGGCCCTGCTAGCGGCCCCGCTGGCCCTGCTAGCGGCCCCGCTGGCCCTGCTAGCGGCCCCGCTGGCCCTGCTAGCGGCCCCGCTGGCCCTGCCGGCCCTGCCGGCCCTGCTAGCGGCCCCGCTGGCCCTGCCGGCCCTGCTAGCGGCTAGCAGGGCGGTACCGGGCTAATAAGGATTATATATATATAAATCAAAGACTTACGATTTTTTTGGGTATCCTGTGGATATCCTGTATAGTGCACCTTATGGCTAATGGCCTAATGGCTAATGGCCTAATGGCTAATGGACTAAATCAGGAGAACCACAATGACTAATCAATACGATATGTTACGTAAAATCTACGCCCGCCTGCGCTCGGGTGAACTGGATCCCGCCACTAGAAAATTTTACATCGAGCAATGCCGTAAAAATATCCGCGAATTCTACCGGGATCCGCTGGCCGAGCGGGCCGCAATGGCCGCCGTAATGGCTGATAAACAAGTTAATGGCAAGGTATACGTATATGAATGGGGCCGCGACTGTGACCAATACGAAAGCGATAGTGTGACGTGCATCACAGCGCTGCCGCGGTTGTTTGAATATCTTGAAACAATGATGTACGACGGGGCCGAAGGGCCGTGCGCTATGTCAATGATAACCGCGGCCGAAGCGCGCGACTTTGAACCGTCGCACCGGGATCACGCGGCCGAACAAATGAATTACTAACAGGAGAACCACAATGCTAGACATACAATCTATAATTTTCGGTCACGGCATACGCCGTGAGGGATTCACGCCGGCCGCGGCGCAAATGGCCGCGCGCGCGTTTGCGCACGCCGTCGCGCTGGATCACGACACAATGGTATCGCGCTACAATGACGTTATGCGCGCATTCAATCATAAGCCTATGACGGATGCAGAAATCGCAGGAGAACCACAATGTCAGACTTCAAAATAACCCGCGCTAAAACCGTGTGGCGCTATTCACTGGACAGTGATCCGTGGCGCGCTGAAACACAGCGCTACGCCGCGCAAACTTTCGGGCACCTTATGGCCTATGGTGAAACTCTAACCGGGCCGGAATTCGCCGCGCGTATTGATAAACACTATAACCGGGGGAGCGGGCAATGCCGGATACTGGCCGTGTGCCGCGCGCTAGAGGCGAATCCTAAAGCCGCGGGATATCTGCTAGAACTGCAGAATAAAAAAGCTGCAGAAAATGGCTGAATCACCTTGTAAATGCAGCGCCGCGTACTGGCACCGACAAGCTACATATCCCGAGCCATTGCGCGCGGTGGTCACTGTGCACTGTGCGCTGTGCGGGCATAGCTGGCGGCACCCGGCACTAATACCCAATAAACCCCCAAAGGAGAACCACAATGTCAGAACTTAAAACAGTATCAGGCACCTATGGCCCCGCGCTAAATCCGTGTGAAGTTTTCATATACGAAAACCGCGACGGCACGCGCTGGTATGCGTGCGAGGGATCGAAAAACGTAAACCTAACGCCGGACAAAATCCGTAATGGCGTCAACGTCGAACGTCTAACCGATATCGACGCGTTTACATGGCCTAATGGCGTCCGGTGTCTTGATGAGCTGGAAATTGCAGTGGAATGCTAGAATACCCGCACTTGCAATAATGATATCAATGTGATATACTGTAACCTGACATTGAGCAGGAGAACCACAATGGCAACAAAGCAACAAGTAACCAAGGCCGCCACCGCGGCCGGTCTAATACTGATAGAAAATGACGCCGCATATACTTGGGACATAGAAGTACAGGCGCCGGACGGTAAACGTATAGAACCGGATCTACACGGCCTTGTCGTAAGCGAATTTATAGTGCCCGGCGGTAAGCCGGCATTTTGGGATTCAGTAATGCAAGAAGTGCGCGACATATCGCGCAATGGTCTGGAAGCTTGCACCCCGGATTGTTGTTGCAAGGAATAACTTAAACCTAATCAGGAGAACCACTATGAATGATGTAATAGACACAATTGACCGCGACGGTATAACCGTTAACATACTCATCGATATGTTCGACCATGAGTGCCCTTTGGAATGGTCGGAAGGTGCCGTTATTTTCGCCACCTTTGAGCGCGAGAGCATACTGACCGATATGCACCCCTTCGATGATCCTGCCGAGGCGCTGCAATGGTCAAAAGACAATAAATGGTTATGTATGCCATTATTTAAATATGAGCACGGCCTTGTGCAATATGCCACATCAGGATTTTCCTGCCCTTGGGATTCATGGCAGGCCGGCTATATTCTGGTGAACCCGGCCGAGTGCCCGGATCCTGCCAAGTACGCGGCCAGCGTATGCGAGTCGGTAACAGACTGGTGTAATGGCTCGGTGTACTGCTATGAAGTCACCTATAGCGACGGGGAAACAGGCGACACACTTGGCGGTATCTATGGCTATGAGTACGCGCAACAAGAGGCAGAAAAGGCCCTGAGGCACGCGTGCGATACCGCGCACCAACAAGATAATGACCGCATGGCCGCCTTAATGGCTGCCTGCCCGGTCGGCCGGCGCGCCACCTATGCCGGCTATGCCTAGGATCCTGAACCGGTACCGCCACCAAGAGCGGATCCTGCCGGCCTTTGCTTGGTGGTTATGACAATGGCCTTTATGCCCGCCTTAATGGCGGGCGTTTTTTATTCTACTTTAAGGTTTACACTTCAATGTATGCACCGCAAAAAGGTAACAGGTAACACCCCGCCTATAGTAGCCCTAAATCACCCCGCACCCCCCTGTTTTATCGACGGCGCTATAAAACACATTATTAAATATCAAAATAGACTCTGTGTTAGGGTGTTACCTGTTACCTTTTTAGTGTTTCTCCTGCTGCGACAAACACTTAGCAGGTAACACAAGGTAACACCCTAATGGCTATTTTTAGGACTTTGATATCAGGGGGATACCCCCGGATTTTTTCCCGCGCCGGGAAACGCCACCACCCCGCCGCCCGGATCCCCGTTTTTCAAAATTTCCGCACGTATTTCTGCTAAATCGGTGTTACCTTTCCAGCGTGCAAAATCCCTAATAATCCACGGCCGCACCGGAGTAGCTTTAACCTTTAGCTGCCGCCCGGCCAGCGCGTCAATCCGCCGCCCGCGCTTCTGCAGCACGGCCGTTAGCACAGCGTCTAATCGCTCGCCTAATGGTAGATCGAGCTGTAGGTCTGTACGGGCCTTAATGGCGAACTGGCGCCACTGTGACGGGGTTACAACGGCGCCTCGCGCCTCATCTACCATGTAGTCGAATGCCTTGTCCGCGTCGGATTGACTCGACTCAATCATGCGGCGCTTGGCCGGTGTCATTGGCGGCTGGCCGAATGGCTGATAGTCAATGCCTTCGGCCGCTATGGTTAACATTTCATGGTAAAGCGCGCCTATGTTAGCCGGCGAATCCTTCCACACCTGAATGCGGCTATACAGATCATCCGGCGCGTTTACTAAGGGTGTTTCGGTGTTGTCGATAACCAGTAGCCGGCGGTCGCCTGATTCTATGGCTAATGCGTCTAAATGGTTGCTCGACACCTGAATGGATGCGAACACTTTCTCGGTTGAGTTATGGCCGTATTTCCGTTTAATTAGTTGCTCGGTGGATACCGGTTCGCATACCAGTTTCAATTGTTCGTAGGCCGCATGGCGGGTGGCCCACTTGCTTTGATCCTCACGTTCCTCGAATGCCTCCGGCACCGACACAATCAGCGACTCGGCCATGTAATCATTGAACTGTGATTGCCCGTCATGGCCTATGAGCTGTGACAGGGAGATTTCCCGCACGTACTGCGAGCCGAACAGCTTTTGGAGTATCTGCGTCCACGTACCGCGCCCGGTGCCGTATGCCGGTGTCACCATCACCAGACCGTGCATACGGTAATGGGGATGCGCTACCTTTAATGCGTGCCACTGGATAAACAGATCCCGGTCGGTAGCGTCAGGGATTAAATGCTCTATAAACTCGAATGCCGTGTCGGCCTCGCCGCCCGCAGTCGGATGGTCAGGCGGAAAGTAGGTGTTGAATATCTTATCTTTACGCTCGCGGATAATGTCGTCACGCGGTTTGTCCGGCCGCATGGCCGCGTAGTCGGCCCGCAAGGTGTCCGGATCCATTTCCCAACAACTAACCATGGGGATTGTTTTCTTTGGATCCTCGGGATGCTGAACCGTCAGGTGCTTGCGGTTGCCCCTGAACCCGTCAATGGAATAGGCGCGTAATGGATTACTGAGCCGGCGCACGGTCTTATCGTTTAGCAGGATATGGTCGTTTAACAGATCCCGGTACTCCCCCGGCACGAACAGGTTATCCACCGCCGCAGTCGGCGCGTCCAGCACGGCCGTCGTTAACAACGTAGCCAGATCCTCGTTGTAGAGACTTTCCCAATGGGTACAGTCACGCGGGAAGTCATGCGCGCACGGTGCCCCGGATCCACCGGCCACAAAGAAATGTATCGAACCGCTGTCGCCCATTTCACCCTGCTCGCGCATTAAGTTGCCGAAGCCGCCGTCCGACGTGAGAGAACCTTTCAGATCCCCCCACGTCGTCAGCTCGCCCTCATACTCTAGCTTGGTATGGTCGGTTAGATCGTACTCTGACTCGCCGCCTAATCCGCGCTCGCCGCCGGGGGCGTACTTTGTAAGGTTCCACCGTTGGCTAAACATTTCGTCGATTTCTTCGAGCACCTTCAATGCCATTTTGACCGTGACAGTTGGCAGTTCTTTGAAAGGAACTGATAGCGGATCGCCGTAGTCGTCCCAATAGTAAGGTTTCTTTGTGCCGGGATGAATGCCGTAGGCGGCGAACTGCCGGCCACGCGTGCACAACAATTCGACTTGGTGCTTATCTTCACCCTGCTCGTACTTGCCGGTGCGACTCGACGTATCCGGCAGCCTACCCTTCACCCGGTAAAGCACTAAGCGCTTCGGCCACTGGCCGACGCGGCACAGATCCGATTTACCGATACGATTGCTAATGTGCTCATCGATGGCGTAGGCCATTTCTCCGTCGAGCACATCGATATCGAACGCGATTAGATCGTCGCAGCGTATGCCTGTATTGGGGTATTGTGCCGAGCGGTCGAATCGTGCGACCCACTCCGGCGTTATGTCATCACGTACCCAACCCTTTATCCGTATGCCCTTGTCGATCAAGGGTAGTGGCCGGTATCCGTTATCCAGTAATTGCTTGCGTAAGGTGGCTCTCTGTGTGATATCATTCATTCCATGACTCCGGTTATATCTGAGTTAAGGCGGCGTGTTGGTGGTTCTCCGCGTCGCCGAACCCCTGAAAACCCCGCCTCGGCGGGGTTTTTTTATCTTAGCAGATGACTAAGTAAAAGCGTTATTTTTTCGTCTATGCGCGTCAGGATCTCCGCAGCCGCCTCAATCGGCCGTTCTCGTTCGCACGCACGGCAACGTCCAGCGTAGCAGTGCCCCAGTTTAGGGACTATGTATCGACAATCCATAAGGTTATCCTATTTAGTATAAAACGGCCCGGACTCCACCGTGACTGACAGCGGCAGCCCCTCGCCGTGCTCGGGGATATCGGTCATTACTTCGTTCATCAGCACGGCCATATAACGATCATGGCGTTCCGTCACTTCGCATACGATCTCATCATGCGTGTGCAGTACCGCGTAATCCTGCAGTTCGACTATGGCGTTTCTTAGGTAGCTGGCAGCGTACCCTTGGGTAATGTTCTCGGCCAGCATACCGTGCCACAGATCCACCCTTGCAGATCCGGATCCGAATCCCTTGCGGAAAGTGGTAAACCATTTCTCGCCGCTGATTTCTTTACCGGTGCGCAGATCCTTGCGAGTGTATTCTTTATACTCGCGCTTGAACTGCGGATACACTAGCCAACGCTGATCGGGTAGCTCGCAGATTAAAGTACCTTTCATCAGTGCAGGGTGAAACAGGTAGCGCACCCTGCCGGCAGAAAACCATGTGCCGGGGTTGCCGTGTGCAGCTATGGCCGCTTCCCACAGCTCGCCCCAAAAGTTAACGCACCACGAATTCTGCGCACGCCACGCCATTACAATTTCGAGCGCCTGTTCTTCTGGCACGATGACGCCATAGCCGCGACCCATCGCTGTAAAGGCGCCCACAGCGCCCCCAAACCCTAATGCCAGCTCTGCAACCTTGCCGACCTGTCTCTCATGGTCGTTTATATCCTCGACGTGCTTCTTAAAGATGGGTTCGGCGGCGTACTTGTAAACATCCCGGCCGTCGCGAAACAGATCTAGCTTAGAGTCGCCGCCGGGCGTTTTAGATATCCACGGCAGCACCCGCGCCTCGATCTGATCCCAATCAGCCCATACCAGAATTTTACCCGGCGGCGCTACATACGTCGGCCGGATCAACCGAGCCAGTAGCCGGGACACCGGGTATTTAAACTCGGCCACCAGCGCTTCGGGTTCGGCGCCGTCGAGTATCATTTCCATGGCGTCGATAGCGCGGTTCGGCTTATATTTTTCAACCGGCGAGCGAAGCATATTGTGCTGCTGTACGCCCCGCGAACTGAATCGGCCGGTTTGGCCGGCACCGTTGAATGCGTACTGGCCACGGATCCTACTGTCCGGCGTGACTTGGTTCACCATGGCCGTGAACTTACGCACGGCGGCGGAGTTGCCGGCCTCGATCAGTTCGATAAAGTCAGTAATCTTATTAAGGTGCTCGGGCTTAAACAGATCGGCGTGTTCTGGCTGCAGTAACATTTCCTGCACCGCTTCACGCGTACTGCGGTCGGCAGAGTAGCGCGGTTTACCTTCTTCTTTTTCCGGGCGCTCTACTACAGTCTGCAGTTCTTCGTCAGGCCACAGCTCAGTGTGCAACCACTTAGCTTTACGTAAATGGTTTGTGACGGTCATCTTCACGTCATCGCACAGTTCGGATAGTTGGCCGTTTATGTCGGCAAACTCGGCCTCGGCGTAGTTCTGCGCAGCAAAGGCGAACTCAGCATCGATCATTACGCCACGGTCGTTGACCGCCTCGCTGGCTGCGTATTCCTCCCACTCGGGAACGGTTAGCGGCCGCGTGCCCTGAAAAACGGCCCGCATTGAAGTTATGTCGCTGGCGCAGTAGCTTCGGAAGTGGCCCATCCTTCCCGGCACTTCAAATAACTCACCCTGCCAGTTGTCACGCGTACCCATACACAATTGTTGTATTAGTCGCGTGCCGGCCGGATCCTTTTTAAACTGCGTGCCTAGCGTTTCACACGCTTTTTCCAGCTTGCCCGGCAGATTACTCGCTTCTGCCTGTGCCATCGCACAAAGAGTTTGATCGCGCGTTAAAGGCGGCCACCCGTATTTCTTCACCATGACCGCGTTCCATATCCAACGGTCGAAAAACGCGTTCCACGCGACCACATAGCCGCCTTCATTAACGTGATCGAGCAACGCCGCCGGCTTAGGTAAGTCGGGGGTAGATTCGGCAGTGTTACCCCAATACTGGCGAGGCGACCATACGGCCGGCGTACCGTCGTCGAACGCATACCCCCAAATTAATACATCAGTTTCAGGATGGCTCGCGTACTTGTACCCGCCGACGCGAGTTAGATCTGCCGGCGAACGGGTTTCGGCATCTATAAAGGCGAGATAGGGCATGGTGGTTCTCCGTTAAAAGTTTATAGTCCGAACTTAGTCCTTTGCTTGCAACACTCGCACGGTTTATCAGGCGGGAAACATCCTAGCGTATTGCAGTGATCGTAATGCTTTAACAGTTCACGCAGCTCACCGCGTTCCTTGTCGTAAGCATCTTTTTCAGCGTTCAACGCTTGCATATCTGCGCGATCATGCGAGTCGGCCGGTATATCACTGACCTTTAACAGTAGCGCAGTGTTTTCAGTGCGCAGTTCGTCACGTTCAATGCGCAGTTTGTCACGTTCGCAGAACACGCAGTTACACCCCTCGCCGTGCGGCGGCATTACCTTGGCCGGCTTATGAAGTATTGTCAGCACCCTGCCCACGCATTCCTCAATATCACCTCTACTAACAACCGGCCGCTGCAGAATTTTAACGAGAGTGTGTAATTGGTTGGCATACACATACAAAGCGTCCTTCGGGTTAGGACTTGTTACCGCCGCGAGGGTAAGGGTAGCCCGGCACAGACACCTAACGTGATCCGGCGGGCGGTCGTCAGGGTGCCAGTTAAGGGGGCAGGCATTGTTATCGATGTCGTGATTTTTGGGTATATTCATCAGGGTTCTCTCAAAGTAGGTTAAAGTCGAGCGCCCGGCTGCATGGGGGTACAGCCGGGGACTCTACCGATTACGAAGCGCGACGGCGCCGGTTTTTACGGCCGGCTTTTTTTCTTGACGTCGAGGTTTTTTCGCCGTCGTTATCGCTGTCGTCGTCAGCCGGGGAGGCATCGGCGGCGGCAGCACGGCGGCGGCGCCGGCGAGGGGGCGAATCCGGGGTTTGACCTTCGGATCCTTCGCCAGTCGTTTCGTCATCGGGTTCTTGCGCAATAGATTTATCTTCGTTGGGGGCATCAACGCCGTCGAAGCTAGTCCAGCGTTTTAAATCCAGAATAGGCGTGAATATCTGCCCATACTGTTTATGATCGTAACTGTCCTGATCGAACACAACTACAGGCACGTAGTGACCGGGATCCGTTTGCAACTGGCTGACCAGCGCGTTAATAAGATCCTTCATGGCCGACAGCAAACCTTTGCTCGTACCTTTGTACATTACGCTGACACCGGTATCTTCACCGTTAAGGCATTGCATAACGACGGCCATTTGTGGCGACCATTCGGCACCGTAATCCGGCAGCGAACCGCGCGGCGGTACTGCCTGATTGAACGGCACCATCTGCTCACCGAGTAATTCGCCGTCATCCCAACAGGCCCAACCGTGCTCGATACTGGTAGGGTTAACAGCCCACTCAGAATCAGGTTCAGGCTCAATTTTTTCCGCGCCGTAAGCCCATGCGCCGGATTTCATCAGGCGCAAATAGGGCACGCCACCGGATACTATGCTTTGGCCGACATTGGCAAGCCCTGCGATAAGATCTTCAGGGTTGGCAGGTACGCCGCCGGAAAACTTCACTATATCGTTCATAATAATGCTCCTGTTTATGTCTACTGTTTATGTCTACTGTTTATGTTTGCTGTTTATGTTTGCTGTTGATCTCTTACTTTTTCTCAATCTTTGCAGTGTCCATTGCCGTAGCAAGTAGCTGCACGCTGTCACTAACAGCGGGCCGTTTATCTGAATCGGGTACAAGTGTTAGACCGGTAGAAATCATAGCGACGTATTCAGCGAGGGTGTTTTTATACAATTTCTTATTTACTTTTTCAAGTTGCGCCGGCGATTTAAGTTTACGAGTGTGCGTGTCGGCGATCCGCGCTTTCTTTTTCTTTAAAAGACCTTCGATAAATTCTACGTCGGCCGTCCATGCGCGGGAAGGGCGTTTCTGTACCAGTTTAAAACCGGGCACAGCCGCGCCGCCCTCAAGCTCGGCCTGCGCCAGCTTGAACACTTCGGCCACCCACGACTTTAACTGTGTTGCCATGGTCAGCGCATTGCCAAGTTCTACCGCTGTCATGCTCTTAGGCGTCGCTGACAGTGCGGTTGCGGCCATGGCGTTGAGCGCTTCGCACGTCACGGTAGCCTTACAGAATTTACACCAGTCACCGACCTTTAAAGGTGCGTTGGGTTTAATCGCCAGATCCATAGCAACGGCGGCCTGATCGACGAACTGCTCGATCCATTCTTCGGTGGTTTCCCATGAGTGCAGGATTATGTCGGCACCAACGCGCGGTTGTACGATGTGCATAACGACGCCGGTAATATCTTCGCAAAACGCTACTAACTCGGGCGCCTCGTCGTACATAGATGCAGCCGTATAAAAACCGAGCGCCATGCTACCTTCAACGGCCACCGTCACACCATCGCCGAATTTCCAATCGAGCACGTGCAGGCGCCGCTCGGCATCTTTGGCTATAATATCAGCGGTGCCGAACGCACCGGGGATGACCGTTTCGAGCGATACCTGTTGTTCTATAAACCAGTCATCGATAACGTATTCGTCGAGCACGTCGAACCAGCACAGCATGGCCGGGCGCAGTTTAGTATCGATAAGTTCCTGCGTGATGATGAAATCCTCACCGAAACCTAGATCCTGCCCGAGCAATTCGCCGAGCGCATCTTCGAGCGCTACTTCACCGTCAGGATCCGCAGTAACTAGCAGTTCCATAGCCGCGTGCAACATTGAACCGCGTTTGGCAAATTCTGATTCAGGCGGCTCGGGCGCGGCCTTTTCAGCTTCCAAACTACCGGGGCAGTTGATACGGCGGGGGGCGGTCGATCCGCCCATTACGTGACTATGCTTATCTGGCATGGCGAGGGTGCTCCGTTAGTTGGTGGTTATGACGCCGGCGGCGATCATTTTGGTGGTGACGCTCTCGACGTAGCCGATAATCAGCTCCGACATTCCCGCCGTTAAACTTTCCCCTTTAAGAACGGCCATACCGAACAATCGCGTCCCCGCATCATCAGTATTGCGTAGGCCGATAGGGTGTATTTCGTACTGATCTTTTTCATGGATCACTTCGGGCGCGACTTGATTACTGTCCTCGATAGGCTTTATATGGTCGGGCCGTTTCAGTTCGATAAACTGTGCATCGGCGCGCATATCTTTTAGTAGCACACCGTCAGCGCAGCCGCCGATAACAATGCAATCCATAGTTAATTGTTTACTCATAGCGGAGTGATCCGCGCGTTGTTATCTTCATTAAATTCCATGATAGCTTCGGCGACGAATATCTCAACTAGCTCACGCCGGCTGCGCTGATTTACGTCGCACAGTTTATCCAGCGCTTCGATGAATTCTTCCCCCATTTTAAGAACGACGGCGCGCACGTAATCAGGATCGCGTTGCTTGCGATCATTAAGTGGGGTACTGGGGGGGCCTACTTTATACAGTCGGCGTTTTGTTCTCGTATTCATGTGGCGAGATCCTTAGGCATTGCTCAATTCAGAACGTGATGTTACAGTGATATCACAGTGAAATGCAAGGATAACCTTATTGTGAGTAAAAACAGCGACTTAAAGGTGGAGCGGCGATGCTTAAATATTCAGAACTCGAACCCGATCAGCTCGATTGTATAGCCTTTATAGACAGCGGGGAGGACGCGCTCGTGTGCGCCGACGTTGGCACCGGTAAGACCGTTATAAGCCTGACAGCGGCCGATATGGCGCTGCAGGACGGCCGTATAACGCGCTGGCTGGTACTTGCACCCTTATTAGTAGCAACGGACACATGGGGGCCGGAACCGGGCGAATGGGCGCACCTGAGACACCTTAAACAAGCCATCGCCTGCGGCACCGAAGATGCGCGTATCGAGGCGCTGGAATCCGACGCTGATATCGTCGTCATAAACTACGAGAATCTGCAGTGGTTGCTGAACCGCTACCCGCGCGCGCCGGGCAAAAACACTTTGCCGTTCGACGGCCTGATTTGCGATGAGATCGATAAGCTAAAAGAAGTTAGCTCGGAGCGGTTCAAGGATCTGCGCGGCCGCATACCTTACCTCAAGAAACGCGTCGGCCTGACCGGCACGCTTACCCCTAACAAGTTAACCGAAGTTTGGGGATCCACTTATATAGTGGACGGCGGGCACTCACTCGGGCGCAGCTTTTACGAATGGCGGCGCAAGTATTTTTATCCGACCGACTACAAACAACATAAGTGGGCGCCGTTCCCTGACACCCGGCAAACGATCATCGATTCGATCTCGGATCTGACGTTCCGATTAAAGGCGACGAACATTCCGCCGGTCATCCCCCGGCCGGCATACTCGATGCAATTACCTACGGAGATCCGCAAACACTATAAAACTTTGGAAGATGAATTTTACCTGATCCTCGAAGATACTAAGGGCAATAAACGCGAAGTCGATGTGGCTAACGCTGCCGTGCTCAAGGGTAAGCTGCAACAGATCTGTGCCGGCTTTAGTTACGTTGACGGCACCAGCGAGGCCGTATGGCACTCGAAAGCACGCTTCGATTGGTATGACAATCTGTATTACGGCTCGGATGAACAGATATTGGTGTTCTACCACTTCAAGGAGGAACTAGCCGAACTGAAACGGCGGCACCCCGATATAGCGCACCTTGGAAGCGGTGTCAGCACAGCTAACAAGCGTAAGCACATCGCCGCATGGAACGCCGGCGAGTTACCACAGATGGCGCTGCACCCGGCCAGTGCCGGCCACGGCCTGAACCTGCAGAAGTCCGGAGCGCATAACATCGCGTTCCTGACAATACCGTGGAGCGGGGGGATGTTTAAGCAAGTTACCGGCCGGCTGGCTCGCCGGGGGCAGATCGCCGATCACGTGAACGTGTGGACGGCGCTGTTCGATAACACCGTCGATCACGAAGTTTATGATACCGTTACCGGGAAGTTATCCGATATGGAAGAATTTCTCGATGACGTCGAGGCGGCAGCTTGAACGTAAACTAGAAAACGATTGCGTAATTCACGCGAGCGACTTCGGCGTGGACAGCATTAAAATGGATCTCGCCGCTCGAAGCTGGCCGGATAGGATGTTCTTCACGCCATGCGTACCCCTGATCGTGGAGTTCAAACGCTTAGGTGAAGATGCCCGCACCCAACAGCTCGCCCGGCACGCCAAGCTAGAAGCAAAGCAGTACCCGGTCGCGCTGGTGGATACGTTCGATCAGTTTAATCTGTTGCTGCAGGCTTATCTAAATTTATCTGAGCGTCCAGAGCTGCAAGAGATTCACCGAGTTGTGCGTGCAGTGCACGCGCGATTTCAACGGGATAAACTTGCTTCTCATTCCCTATGACTACATCGATATACACGTTCGGTGTTGACACTACCGTTACGGTGGGTGCGGGGGTGTTGTTTTCCATGGCGAGTTTCCTGTCTAGTTAGATATTAGCCTGACACGTATCAAGTGCTGTCTGCGTGTCAGCCAGTCGTTGCCTAAGAGAATTTATTTCGGCCGATTTAGCGGCCAACTGATCGTACATTTCTCTGATCTGCTTCTCTTTCCTTTTTTCGCCTTTGGTGGCGAGTACCGCGAACATAAGAGCGCCGGCGAGGGCGATAACGAGGGTTGCGATTAAACCTTCCATAATGTTACTCCTGTCGTTTATAGCCTTATTTTCTGTTCTTGTAAAATACTGAACATTCTCCGATTTTAGCGTTAGCGCTACCTGAACCTACCCAATCTGTTATATCGTTAGTAGCGTCCGCCAACTTGAAGTGGATACTGATGTCGTTAGTGTCGGCCGCATCAGCTACCGGAATAAAGTCCATCTGTACGTAGTAGTATTCTAAGTGACCGGTATCTACTGAGGCACCAGTCGCAGGAACATAATCCTTCACAGCCCAAGCCTCTTGGTAGCGGGGGTCGGCCGCGTTGTTATACTCTCTATCGAAGGTAAGGGTGGCTACGTTAAACGTACAGCTTGAGATGTCCGCTCCAACTCCCGATGCTGATGTAGCCTCAAGGCGGAACCTGCGAGTTTCCTCACCGGGTATCTGGTGGACAAACCACGCCACGGTGTATACCTCGCCAACTTGAAAGTCTGCTGCTGGAATGGTGTATACATACTTGTGTTGGGATGTCGCAGTATCTTCTACCCATCCATGCGAACCTTTTCGTTTCTGGTACTGCGCATCGTAGTTATCGTTATCCTCATCTACAGAGTCAATACCTGTTGCTGTCCATCCAGTAGTGAAGTTCTTAGCTACGTTACAGTCGATAAGGTTAACTGGACGTTCCCAAGATGGGTAATCTCGTATTACCTGTCCACCTTGATTAGCTCTTTCTAAGTGCTGCGCGCCGTAATCTAACCAGTTCCAGAGTACCCATTCCGAGTGGAAGTTCTGCTCTAAGTACCAAAGGAAAACTTCCTCCATCGACCATAGATCGGCAACATCTCCAGCGTGTGTTGTATCGGGTAGTCCCCAAGCACCTTCAGTTTTGTTCGTGACGTAGTGGGGTTTTATCTTAAAGCTGTTGTACTGTATCCAGCTAGACATTTTTAGGCTTGGGTGGGTCTTATTTATCTCTCGCCATGTGGCGTAGAGTCGGTCTGTTCTGTAAGAATCGTTTTTATTGGTAAGCGACAATGCCTTCTGGTAAGGTATGATATCAGGGCTACAGAGTATCATATTCGATTGCCCGATTAGAGCCAAAGCATCATACGTTTCAGTGAATACGTCGTACAACTCGCCAGAGGATATACCCCCACCATCAACCGAATTAGGGTAGTTTAGAAAGTTTCCTAAAGTGAAGTGGTTGTAGTCAGGCATTGTTTCGCACGTATGGTAGAACACATCCTTTAGATTGTCTCTGAACTGCGGCCCCGTGGTCGAGGTTAGCTCGCCGCCGTGCTGTAGTGCAGTCTCACTTGTGATAACCCCCGCGAATCCGGGTTTACCCGTCATGTGCTCACCAAGAGCCGTCAGCAAGTCCATGTAGTAACCAGCTACGTCTGCCTTCTCCATCCTTGCGCACGTAGTACCGTATCCGGTAGTTCCGATCTCCTCCCAACTACGGTAGGTATCACTGGCTAACCAAGGGGGCATACTTTCAACCCGATCAAAGCTCCGCCATATAACACCTATCCAGCACACTTTACCGGCGTCTGCTGCTGTCTGACACCAAGCCTCGATATCGTCAAACGTATAGTTAGGTTCTTCAAATGTGCTACTGTCATCTAAGTCAGCCCACACGGCCTTACGCCCCACACCGGACATTTTCTCGTTTTCCGCCCAAGTGGAATCCAGACCTAGTGCTTGGTCTAAATCTTCGTCGCGCTTCGCCTCCGTACCATTAGTGCCGGACGTGACCACATCTACCACTATTATATGACCCTTCGGAGAGTTCCAGTCGGGCTGATTAGCGCGGAATCGGACAGTATTCACTATCGCGGGGACGATTACACACCGATAATCGTTCGACGCTGTGAGTACGTCAGTCACTCGGACAGTTCTAAGGGTGGTCGTGCCCGGCGTCCATTCGTCCACAGTGAAATCCGACACGTCTAAAAACCACCAATCCTTCAGGGGTTCAGAGGCGTCTAATCCGTATATGCGCACGCCGGCAAAACTCGGAACCTGTGCGGCGGTACAAGATAACGATATTTCAAAGTGGGTAGTAGCGGCGCCGTCATTATCGCGCCAAGAATTCATCGCTAAAACTGTCGTACCTAAGAAGTCATTGTCGGTTATCGACCCGCCGTTTAACAGATCAGCCGCCCCGTTGTTGTTGTATCCGTACCCTACAATGGGTAAGTCTTGTAAGTCCGCCGCCGTGATTTCAATCGCCGTCGATCTGGCCGGCTCGGGGTATCCTTCGTAGTGAGCGTTAGAAATTAGGCAGTATTCTTCATTAGAAGTATCGAACACGCCGAGGGAAAAAGTGTAGTCTGTTGTATCGGTTTCGGGGGTGTACGTACCGGACGCGTTGTTGTTGTATCCGCCTAAATACTCGAAAGGCGAATACCCGAGGGAAGTCAGCGCGTTGTCCTTTCCGTAACGAAGCGTTAATGCGTAAGCGTCATCAGCGGAACCAAACGCGACCGACGACGCCACATCGCCTTTGAGTTTCAACGTGCAATCGCCGAGGTTATCTACGGTGAATTCCCTAAGAGCTACGCCGGCGACTTTATTCTGAGCGTCTACAATGGATCCGATATCCGGCCCGCCGGACACGTCAGAAAAACCGCGTTCGGAAGCGTTACCCCCGAAGTCCAGAACGGCGTTCCACACGGAGCCGCCGACAGGCCATCCGGGCCGGCGAACGATTGTTACTTCGTATTCGTCGCCGTCCACCAAGGGGGCAATAGACGTGCCCGATACAAAAAAATCGTCATTTATTACAAAAAGGGACTGTGGATTAGTAAAGGTGTGTAACTCATAATAATTGGTATCTGTGACGCCTTGAATTGCCACGCTATAGGTGAAAATAGCCCCTAAAGCGGGGTCTGCGTAGTAGTTGCTAAACCCTAACGCCAATTGCCCGTCGAATAGGCTACCATTATCAATGTAAAATATGGCGGTTAAATATTGGGGGCCGTATATGTTCGGCCTGACCGGATCACCGGGATCATCCAACGCTTTTGTGCCGCCGCTGCCAGTGATGTTACGAGGGTACATTTGACCGTAACCTTCGTATGTATAATAACCATCCGGGCCGTCCGCGACGAAGTTAAACACTACATCCTCGTAGGTTTCTTGCACCTCAGTAAGAAAAGCCGTGCTAATAAAGTACACGGTTAAGTCACCGAAAGGCCCGAACCGAACGCATAAACATCGGTAGTAGTTCGCCAGTACAAAGTGAATGAAGCGCCAAGAGCGACGGTGATACTTGTCGTGATAGCGGATACAGCGCCGCTTTCCATAAGAAATAAGTTTACGCCGGTATCTTCTTCCACCGTAACAGCTCCATCATATAGGCAATGGAATTGCGCCCAATTACCTAAAGTCGCTGATTCAGCGGTGAGAATGGCGGCGGCAGTAATGAAGCGCACCGTGTTAACGTATATATCGTCAACGGATACGTTGCCAGTTATGCTGGCGTTCGGCGGTTGCAGATACGCTACATTCCTATTTATCGCCCAATAATCATCTACCGTGAGACTACCGTTAAATACGCCGTCATTTCCGGTAAGTTGCCCCGTAACATCGAGTGTGGTAGATACGGTAGCCGCCCCGGTCACTGCCAGTAGCCCGGTAAGGTTCATACCGGCCCCGCCAGTAATCAAACCGTCTAAGGTGGACGTGGTTGATACGTCGAGCGCCCCGGTTATGTCTGTGGTACCGACAATGTTGGTCGCTAATAGGTTAGTTGCGCCAGTGTCTACCGTAAGGCTATTTACCGTCGCGAGGCCGTTAATGGTTGCGCTGCCGGAGGTGATCGTCGTCGCACCGGTTATGGCTCCGGCGAGCGTTAAACCCGCAGTAGATTCTAAAGTGCCGCCGGTGATGGTGCCCGTAGCGGTGATGGTGCCCGTAGCATCGAGTGCGCCCGTCACGTCTAAACCACCGCCGACTGTGGTTAACCCGCCAAACTGGTTTAAATTAAGTGTGGCCGCAGTGTTGGCGTCTGATTTAGCCAGTATGGTGTTGGCATCGAACGCCATGTGCGGGTCGCTATCCGGGTCAGCTCCGCCGATATTCAGCGCGTTTATAATGCCGCTAAGATTGGCGTTCGACGAGTTTTCGACCCGCAGGGTGTTATTGATAGTTGTAACGGTATTGTCACTAGCGCCTATATCAACTCTGCCGCCGAGGGGGTTTATATAAAGCCGGCTGTGATTGGTGGCGTCATCTTTACCCTGTATCTGATCGCCGGAAATTGCGATGTGCTGTGCTGACGACGGATCCGGAGCGCCCACGTTGAGGGCATTATTTACGTCTACCAGATCGACTGGATCAACACCCGTCACGTCCGCTTGCGTTACCGATATAGTTCCGGCCACCGTTCCCATAAGCTGAAAGTTGGTACCGTCGTAACGCATTTCGTATATACCGCCGGATTGAATCTCGCCGGCGGTCAGCGCGTTGCCCGCGCGATCTACAACACTCGCCACACCGATAAAGTTAACATTGATAGTGGTCGCGCCGGTGTTAGTAGCTGTAAATTTACAGGCTATATACATCCCCGCGAAGTAACTTGAATAGCTAGAATTCAGCGTCAATGTGTAAGCGTTAGCGACGCCGGCCGTTGTGAGCGCGCCGTTAATGTCTCCGTAATACCGAGCGACAACGGCCATGCCCTCGCGAGCAGTGTTGTTCACTTCCGAATACTGCATCGTATTTTCGGGCCACCCGTTCGGCGGAGCGTCGTTGTTGTTACCCGCCGCTATATCCCAATCGTTTATCTCTGCCATTGTCTTTTACCTTAGCGAGCTTTGAGTAATATCCGCGAGTGTTTCGGTGATACCGTATAAGCTAAAATTTACATCGTCAGCGGAGTCTATCTTAACACCTAGCGATCCGCCGGGCTTAATAAATATACCTGATCCGGCGTGTTGCGCCTGAAAAAGCATATCAACGTCAGTAGTAGCGCGTGTCGCTGTCCATATAACCGTGGTGTCATCATACGTCGTGCCGCTGTCGTCGTGATACAGAACGATACTCACCCCGCCGCCACTGTAACTTTCTATAAGGGATGCTACTAAGAGCGTAATTTCTGTGCGTAACTGGCTCGCCTGAAACAGCGTAACCGCCGTGGTCACGGCCGGTTTCACCTGTAATAACAGTTCGCCCTGTGCGTGGGCCGCTCCGGTTAAACTCATCGTCCGTACTCATCCCGAGTGTGCAGTAACCCCGACTGTAGTAAGGCATTACCGCCCGCCGTAGGTAAATTAGGCGCACCTGCAACCAGTAATCCGCCCAACGCGTTCGGTGGAGTTGTTATCTTCGATAAGTCATTGCTCTGCAATAACTGGCGTTTAGCTTCATTCAGCGCGTTGAAGCGGGTAGTACGCCCGCCGGCTTGCGCAACGCTCTCGTAGCCTTTACGGGCCGCGTAGCCGCCAACGGACGGCGGGATTCGCATTCCCGTCGCCATGGCGCCGACAAAACCGAGTAAGCCGGCCAGCTTACCGCCGGCTGAATCGTCACCCGCCTGCGCCAATCGGCGCGCGGTCGCGGAGTTACCTACAGCGTGTTTGAAAGTCTCAAACATTTTTTGTTCGCGGCCGATGAAGTCCATAAATTCTTCAAAGTTCTTTTTACCTCCGAACGCCAGTTTTAACGCTTCGCGAGTGTTCGGCTTATCGAATAACCCCTTAGTCAGATCCGACGTGTCGGATTTACTGCCTAGCTTACGGGAGATAGCGCGCAATGTGCCGATCTTAAAAAAGGCCCGCTCGCTCTCGCCCATGTTGCGAATTATATCCACCGTGAAATCCGCGTCGTCGGCGAACAACCGCAGACCTTTATCCATGGCGTCGTTGTTTAACGCGTCACCTGACCACGCTTTACGCGCCGCTTTAAGTGCCGGATTCTGCCCAAACAATTCATCTTTGAATTCTTCGCGCATCGCCTTCACCTTGTCCGCCACTTTAGGCGCCGACTTGTAAAGGCTAGTTACGAGATCATCCATGCCTTGCACAACAAGATCCATCTCGGAAGTTTTGAAAATCTTACCGGGGATGAGCAATTCTTTTTTAGGAAGTTTCTTCGCGCCTTCCAGTACCCGCAGCTTATTGGCGAACTTAATCGCCTGCTTAAATTCGGGGTTTTTCAGTATCCTAGACATATTAGGCGTTAAGCGGATATCTACTTCGTCAGCGATACCGTATAACTTGTCGGCGCGGGTTTTCATGCCGGCCACAAGTTTACGCCGCGCCACGCCGAAGTTATCCTCGCCGCCCACTGCTTTAGCCAGCGCCGGAAAAATACGTTTCCACTGTTCTTTATTACGTGCTGTTAAATTTTCGCGCGCTGCACGGCCTGCCGGCGTCGCTGTGTTGGCGACTGTTTCCATCGCGTCACGTAACCCCGGCGCGAGATCTGAAACGTGCATACCGGGAGTGCTTGCCAGCTCACGTTTAGCCTGATCCAGCGTCATGTGCCCTTGTGCAATGTCGTCATCTAACGCCTGCAGTATGGCCTGTCGCCCTTTTTCATTCATCTGCGCCTTTTTAGTGAACGGCCGCGCCACAAATTGCGCCACTTTCTTTACACCCGTTCCGACTACTGGTAAAGCCCCGCCGAGCGCTCCGCCTACTACGGCGCCGGTACCGGCGTTCGTGCCAGCTTCCAGCGCTTCGCGCTGCAGATCTTCAAGCGTAGCGTCACCGCCGGTTAGCTTCGATACACCTGTCATAAGCGGATCACCTTCACCGTAACCATAACCACCTAAAGCGCCGAGCTTTAGACCGGTTTTAGTGCCGGCACCCATGGCCGCCCGTAGACCGAGGCCGCCGACTGACCTCGCCATTCCGTAACCGCCGGTTACTAGGCCGCCGCCCACCTCACCAATTCCCGTTATCCATGGGTCATCGCGACGGGCACGTTCCAACTTGCGGCGTTCGTCGTCTAAATTTTGCTCATAACTTTTGTTAAAACCCGGCGCGTCACCGGCGAATTGGTCGAGGGCCGCCCTGCCGCCTGCGATCAATTCGTCGGAAAAACCGAACGTGGCCCCCTGCCCTATGCCGTGCGCGGCCGACGCCCAATTGCTAGTCGTATCGACGCCCATTTGAGAGTCGAAGTCGCGCCTGTCCATATCCGGGTCAAATTTGGCGTGTAAACCGGCCAACAGATCTTCATCCGACCATGAATCGTAGACCGGATATTCTGAACGAAACTCTTGTAACTTAGTAAGATTGCTGCTCATAGCTCATATCACCTTGGTCACGGTAGCCCGAGCGGGTTATTGGTAGTTCCGCCCGGTAGCCCGAGCGGGTTATCGGGAGTTCCGCCTAGCGGGCCGTTACCGCCGGGCGTGAGGGTGTTCAAACCACCGACACCGCCCTGCAAACTTTCGTAGCGTAACCGCGCCGCTTCTTCGGCGTTCAAAGGTTTACCGTCGGGGCCGACAGGATTGTAAACACCGCCCACTCGGTCGAGTGCTTTCATAACCCACCATTCTTTCTGCGTACCCCAATCGGTTAGCTGCCCCGCTTGCGTTTCCCAACGGCTTACGTAATCTGCGGCGTGCGCTGACTGAGCCATTTTAACGATGCTCATTTTCTGCATACCGCGAATAAACGACGCCAGATACGCCGGATCGGCGGTGTCGCCCGGCCAGCCGCGCATGGCGATTTCTATGTCGCGATCTGACGCGACACCCGGCGGAAGGCTCTGTATCACTTCGCTATTTTTAAGTGCGTTGTACTCCGTGCGCAGTGCGGTGACGCCATCTTCATTTCCGAGTACGCCTTTCATCCACTCACTGAGTCCGCCCGCTAAACGACCGGCCGGGATGCCCTGTCGAGCGAATTCGTCAAACCTGTCTGCCATGTTAGCGAACCGCCCTACTTGCGATTCTGCTTTCTGCGAATCTGCTATAGCGTCGCGCAGCACTGTCTGTTCTACCGACGTCATGGTTTCACGACGTTGTAGCAAACTGAAATCTATGTCGCCGGTACCGGTGTAGCGTTTGTGAAACTTGTCCAGCGACTCTGCAGTGAAGTCGAAAGGATTAACATTACCGTACAGTCTTAAATACTGTTCGTCAGGGTCGTCCCATCGATCAATCTGCTGCTGCGCTTGAGTCGCTTTAACGTACCCCTGACCCACGGCCGCCGGGTTATCGGCGTACCGCGCCATCAAGGCGTACATTTCACGCATATTTTGGTTGCCGCCTTGGAATCCCTGAGCGGTAGGGTCACTGGCGATTTGTGGTTTTGACAGCAACCCTTGCCGGCGCGCTTCTATAGGAGCACCCCCGTTCGGATCCGCCGGCACTGACGCTGACGGAGCACCGCGCACTGGCGTCATGTAGTTAGGGCCGGGCTGTCCGCCCCCGCCCCCGCCACCGTAACCTAGCGGCCCTAAGCCGGCTAACAGCGCTTCTTGCGCGCCGGCGTTACGCGCAGTTGCTAATGGATCCGCTTCCACACCGAGTAATCCTGTTAACGCGTCCTGCGGATTTTCGGCGGTCGCAAGTAACCCCGCGTTTGCCTGAAACAGCGGGTTCGCCATTAACTGCTGGTAATCACGGACTGACATATATCACCCCAAACGCATTCGATTCGCGCGCAGTAGTCGAGCGGTTTCTGAGTTCGCACCTAAAACCCCCGGCGTACCTGCCGGGTTAAGCGCCGCACTTCCTATAGGCCCGCCTGCCGGTTGACCCATTCCTTGCGAGGGCGTTACCTGCGACGGCTGATTTAGCAATTGATTAGCGTCAGGCACTAACTGCTCAGTGCTGCCCATACTTTGCTGCGCTATGAGATGGGCTAGTTCCTTACGCAATTCTTCAATGCGTTCCCGATCTTTCTGCGTGTTGCCGGCCGTGCGGGCATTAGAGAGTCCACCCATTACCGCCTTATACGGATTACTACCGTCGTAGTTCGATGACAGTAAGCCCATACCCACGTTAAACAGGGGGTTTTCATTGAGAGAGTTAAACCCGTCCTGATTCGTAAGACCTTTTAGCTTGTCTCCGAGATGGGACATACTCCAATTCTGCCCTAAGAAACCGCCCGCTCCTGTTGCTGTTGGTTGTGTTAACGTATTCATCGTGATGACACTCCTCCTAATATTCCGCCGGCTACTGCACCCCACGGCCCCCCGACGGCATAGCCTGACGCCGCGCCGCCCGCTGCGCCCTGTAAAAAGTTACCGCCGCCACCGCTGCCGGTAGATACCGTATTTCCAAGCCCGGAAGGTAAACCGTTAACAATGTTGGAGTAGTCACCCAAGTTCAGTGCGGGCGCCTCCTGCGCAAAATCCCAACGGGCACGTTCGGCGTCTATAAGCTGTTGTGTATGATAATTCATCGCGTCACCAACGCCGAGTAGCCTGTCGATGTTGCCATATTCAAGGGCGCTGTAATCCGGCGTCATGCTTGCGGCGTACCGTTGCTGCGTGCCTATATCGGAGTACATATCGCCGTAATTTTCCATCCCGCCTAAGCCAAGGGTACCGAGGGCATTACCCGCGTTAAACTGTCGGTCACGATCACCGCTGTAGAGATCCGACCACATACCGCGCGCCATTAGATCCTGCTCCCCTTCGCCTAATGTTAAGTTACCGTAACCTATGCCGATATTACCGCCGGAACTTGCCGCCGATTGCCCGAGATCGCGCTCGCCGAGATACAAGTCACTGGCTAACCCGGTGCGCTGTATATCCTGATCTCCGCTTTGGATTCCGAGCTGGCCGAGCAAACCGGCGGCCTGATCCTGCCGGGCGCGTTCCTGCTCGTAGTTCTGGCCGTATATATTTGTAGCCAAGTTACTTAGCTCGGCCACCGTATCACCGGTAGCCCGCCCGGTTGTTAGAGCCTGCGCGCCGCTGCCGGTACGTCCGGCGGCACCGAACGCGGCGTTTATACCGGGCAGGAGATCTTCTTTGAAGCTGTCGGTGACGGATTGCGCCGCCGCTCCGTACATATCATCAAGGTACGGATTCGCGCCGAGGTAATCCCCCTCCGTCGATGAAACTAACTGCTGTTGGGAAACGGGCAACGCCACTCCACCCGTCCCGTTACCGACAAAATCGCGGGCCTCGCCTAACCCACCATAGCCGGACATCCCCTCTAGGGAATTAAGGAAAGGATTTGCAGCGCTACCCGCGTTCTGTACCGTACTACCGACGCCCGCCATATTGCGAGCCGCGTACGGGTTCATCGGCTGGCCGGCCTGACCCAACATATGCTGCCCGGCACTTATCCCGCCCATTGCCTGATTAGCGTAATCGCCTAACTGGTAAGGATTCAGATTTTGCATATTCATCGTATTCGATAAATAGTTACCCATAGCATATTCTTGAGGCGAGCCGCCCGTGGCGCGCGCCGTCATGGCGTCAAAACCCGCCTCATGGTGCGGGCTGAAAGGCGCGACCGTATCATGTGGATAATATTGCGCGCCGCCGCCTGCGTATTGACTCTGAGCTTCCTTAAAAATATCTTCTAAGTAAGGTTGTTGCCCTTCCCACGGCGTACTCTTAGTCTCTTGTGTACCGCCACCGCTACCACCGCCCATAACCTACACCTTCACATTTTTACGAAAAATGGTATGCGTCGCTTTAAAGCCCGGATGTTTAGCCATTTTTTTATGCCAACCGTTACGACCCATAAATTCAATAAATTCGCAGCCATTAAGCCGCGCATAATCTCCTAGCACTTCTTCCCAATCACCCAACCAACTAGACATATCTTCGCCGGCCATAAACTGAGTCCACAGCGCCTTGTTAAGCGGACGTGTAATTACTTTAGTAACAGCTACCGCTTTAAAATCGTCGATGACCCATAGCTGCGCATAGCCGTACTGTAACTCATTCAGCACCGAATCCAGAGTGTGCCCCGTTTCGGGGGTAACTACTCGGCGCAGTATAGGTTCAACCCTATCCCACACTTTCATCACGTTTTCAGCCGCGACGGCGCCTATCGCCGCTCGCGTATCTTCTACTACGTGTTCTGCGCGCAGTTCCTCAAAGCGTTCCCGATCTTTTGCTGCTGCCGACATTAGTAGCCCATCCTCCTTCCGAAGCCGCCCATGTTGCCCGTGCTGCCGCCGTAGCCGCCATAGCCGCCCATGTTGCCGCCATAGCCGCCATAGCCGCCCATGCTGCCGCCGTAGCCGCCGTAGCCGCCGTAGCCGCCCATGCTGCCTCCATAGCCGCCGTAGCCGCCCATGCTGCCTCCATAGCCGCCGTAGCCGCCCCTGCTGCCCATGCTGCCTCCATAGCCGCCGTAGCCGCCCATGCTGCTGCCAACACCGCTTTGTCGTACCATGCTGCCCATGTTGCCCCTGCTACCGCCAACACCGCTTTGGCGGACGCCCATGCTGCCGCCGCCAACACCGTTTTGGCTGGCGTCGCCCATGTTGCCCAAGCTCCCGCTAAAACCGATGCCGCCGTAGCCGCCCATGCTGCCCATGTTGCCCCTGCTACCGCCAACACCGCTTTGGCGGACGCCCATGCTGCCGCCGCCAACACCGTTTTGGCTGGCGTCGCCCATGTTGCCCAAGCTCCCGCTAAAACCGCCGCCGCCGTAGCCGCCATAGCCGCCGTAGCCGCCGTAGCCGCCCATACTGCCGCCATAGCCGCCCATGCTGCCGCCATAGCCGCCCATGTTGCCGCCGTAGCCGCCTATGCTGCCGCCATAGCCGCCGTAGCCGCCCCTGCTGCCCATACTGCCTCCATAGCCGCCGTAGCCGCCCCTGCTGCCCATGCTGCCGCCATAGCCGCCATAGCCGCCCATGCTGCCGCCGAAAGTGCCAGCCGGTACCGAAAACATTCGAGGATCGAGGCCGCGCGCCATGTTATGCACTAGATGATTGTAGGCGCCAAACTGCGGGGCGGTAGTTGAAAACGGCGGAGCTGAATAAGGCGCCTGCCCCTCGCCCGGTTTAAGCAGAGTTACAGGGGGTTTTTCTGCAGTCCCCCGCAAAGCATTGGCCAGCCCGTTATGTATTTTTCCAGTGTTGAAGATGCCTATAGTAGACATAATTTATCTCCTGCCTGTGCTCGGTCGAGCTTGTGGTTTAACACCGTCAGCGTGTGAAAAACCGCCGCCAATATTCGCGCGAAAACGCTGATAACGGGAGTCCGCTCTAACGGACACCTCGCCGTTAATACCGTTTAACGACTTTACCGCCGAGAAACTTACGTTGTCTTGTAGCTGATTACGAGTACCTATTTGCATAGTTACATTCGTACCGCCGGTACCTTCCACAAGGGGGCGCACGCTGTTAGTAAACAGTCGTCTGTTATCCGGCCCGGCAATCTCGGCGGTATCCAGCACGGCCGTTAAGGGCGCTCCGCTGAACGTCGCGGCTTTATTATCCGCGTCGAACGCCGATATCGACAAAACCCCTCCGGCAAATTCACTAGAATCTACAGGTATAGATTCGACGTCGATGCCTAAAGGCAGCGGTACGTCCAAACCGTCGAGGGATACTCCGGATGATACAACTTCGCTGAAAACCTGCGTATCGACTTCCGCGTAACTCCATCGATCCGCTGACCAGTTATATATAACTATCCTGTTGTTGTAGTCGAGGGACGACGTTGTGCGGAACGCCCATATAATCAATCTGTTTTGGCGGTCTACCACTCCACGCATTTTATCGACGGCATCCGAGGCCATTTCACCCTCGACCCATTTAGCCACCCGGTTAGCGCTTATAGGTGTTGATACTGTGCCGTCGAAAGCGTAAAACCCGTCCCACCCGTAGTAATACGTAAGCCCACCAGACCAAACAACCGACCACGGTGCCGGCGTGCCGTGATTACGTTCTACTTCGTCGAACTGGAATATAACAGGCGGCCCTACATAGTCGGCCCTGAATATTGAGTGCTCTAAAAATATCGTGGCGTAGTCACCGGGCACTACTCGCTGCACCCGACCGCCGCGACCGAATAGTTCCTGATAATCCGATTGCGTTGCCAAGCTCGGCGTCCACAGCTCCGAGTTGTTGTAACCCGACCATTGCACAAAGTTCGGCCCCTGCCCGCTCACGTCGCCGAACATCACAAAATCGCGAACCGTGGCGCAAACTTTCGCCGACGGCGCGGCAGGTAAATCGGCCCACGCCGAGCTGGCCCCTAGATCCCAATACTGCGGATCCACTTCGAGGGCCGTCGCTATAATGCGGTTGCCGAATTTAGTGAAATCCCATGACGACGCCGCGTATGGCGCACTCGGGCCGCTAACGTCCGTCCACGTGTCAGTGTTTTGTAATTCGTACAGCTTATCCGTGTCACCGGCAAAGTTAAAAACGACGTTATTTTCATCCTGCGCCCAAAAGTTACCTAGGCACGCATCACTCAGCGCGTTCGTAAACGCGTTGAGTGAATTTAGTGACCGATAACTCTTAGCCTGCGGCACCACGTTTTTAGCTTCCATAGCACCCTCGCTCATAAAGCTAGGCGCATCCGGCATCCACTCACCAAAGGGCACGATTTCGGGTATCGTACTCATACAACACCTCGCGGGTCAGCGTAACTCTGCTTAGGCACCGCGCCGTAGCGTTTACGGTTTTCATACTTAGACATTTCCTCGATTGCGGCGGCCAATTTGCCGGCGTATCGATCTTCGAGGATATCTTCTTGAATCCACTCGCACGCGGCGCGCAGCGCGGCGTATAGGTAGACGTCGTAGTGATTAACCAACAACCAATTCGTGTCGGGGTCATCAACGAGTGCCGGCAGGCGTGCGTAGTAAAGCACTTCGACGCTCGTAGGCGCCGTCGCGCTGCCTTCATTAGCGAGCACCATTTTAGTACGGGCGTCAGTCGGCACCGTCGGATTACCTTCCAGCGTGTAAAACTGACCGACCCGGCCACTGCTCCACGCTGCGGATTCGCGTAGGGCTTGCGGCGTCATGTATTCAGTGTGGCGCACGTTGTCGTCGATGAACACGTTACGCAGTTCGAGGAAATCCGCCGGTAGATCTTCTTCGCGGCCGTCGAACGATAGGGTAACGGACGTTTCCTGTATAGACAGGCGCAAGTTACGCGCGAGCTGCGATTCACATACCAGCATTATCTGCGGAAATTCGGTGTTGGTAACGGCCACGTCGTCGCGAGCCATCCAGCTATCCACACTCGTTTTAAGCTGCGATAAGGTAGTCACAGTCGCATGGCACCCCCGCCAACCTTACGCCCGGTGCGTAAATTCTTGTTGTCGGCGCTGTTCAATTTCATCACCTTGAACTGCATCCATGTGTACTTATCGGAGAAATTCTCCTGCCACTCTTTCAACCACATCATGTGAGTGTTGATAGGTGTACGCGCAGCAAGGCGGAAACCGCCTCCTTTATTTTGGTGCAGGCTGCGCAGTTCCGCACATGAATCTAGGATCTCACTCTCAACGCTGGTAGGAGTGAATTCGACGGTGTGCATAGCATCGTCGTCTACATCAACGTAATGCTGCACTCCGGTCGGAGAATTACCTAATGATATTTTCTTGCCCACTGTTACCCGCCGCAGCGGCCGCTCTGCGTGCAGCACGTCGATTAGTAGCGGGAGGGGGATCCTTGGTATCTACAGGATCCGGCCCACCGTTAACCGGTGCTGACGAAGTGGCCGCTATTTCATCTTCGGTGGGCGATCCCAATCCCTCGGGCACGTCTGAATCGTTAGCCATACGCGCCGCAACGGCCGCCATAGCGGCGTCACGTTCGCGTTCTTCATCGGGGCCACGCGGTTTAAACGTAGGGGCACATAGTTTCGCTTCGCGAGGGTGCGCGTAATCCAGCGGTCGCGTCACGGCGTCGAGGGTCACTTCAATCACCCCCGTTGCATTAAACGCTTCAAGCAGGTTACGCCCGTCCGACAATGATTCATCTTCCGGAACCTCGACAACTTCACCCACTTCCAGCCGACGCCGTTCAGGCGCTCCGCCGAAGTGGATGGCCTTTGTAGCGACCTTATTTCCCAACTGTTTAATTTTTATGCGCGGCATTTTACTGCTCCTGTAGGATTGAATACTCCCCCGGCAAAATGCCGGGGGGTATTGCCCCTGTTTAGGGATTGCTTATGCAACCATCGCAGTTGTTTCGTCGATATCTGCAACCGTACCGCTGGCAGCTTCGTTCTTAGAGCATATGCCCCAATCTACGAGAATGTGCCGGCGTTCTGCATCACCGATTTTCGCGATAGTTTCCGTTTTGTACCCGTCAAGGTATGAGATTTCCCAATACTCAGTATCGAGAACCCACACGTCGCGTTCCCTCTGGAAGCGGTTTGGCACCACGTCCAGTACGGAAAAGTCGGATACGTATGTGTCAACAGCACCGACCACGGTAACGCCCCCGCGAGGGTTCTTACCTTGATCCTGATACTGCGTCGCTATACGAGCGCTGGAACCATACATATAAGTTGAGAACCGTTGTTTTACCGTCGGCCCTACCATTATCATGTTTGGATTACCGCCAGCTACGTAACAATCTTTAATGATTCCTAACAGTGTAGCTTCCGATAGTGCGCGCGCTGTACCGTCACCTGCTGACGTGTCCGGATACCCGTAGGTAGTGTTGGACAACGCCGGATCGGTGCCTGTAGCCCCCCGGTTAGTGTTGGTTGCGACCCAAGCACCTAACGCGGCGGTTTCCATGGCGACCGAGCTACTGCCGACAACGCCATGACTACCTGTACCGCTAAGTGTGGCAATCGCTTCCACATCCCGTCGAAGCTCTTTACCCTTTTTAGCGATTTGATACGCTAACTCGGATTTTCGGCCTGCCTTGTTGACAATATTCGCACGTCGAGAAACGGCCAGATACTTGATGGATATCTGCATATAGTTTCCGATGCGCTGCGATTCGTCACTTCCATCTGTGCCAAAATCGGCACCATCAATGGCGGCGTTGGACGTATCCACCGCTGCCAGCTCATCGATCTGCCATTCGTGCAACGTCGATTTGGATGACCCTCGACCTACGTTCGCCTGAAAGGGAACTTCGGTCGGACTGATGTTATAAATAACATCGGTCAGATCTTCCCGCACGTTGTCGCCGGAAGTGGCTAAATCATAACGGTCAAAGTTTGCTGTGCTCATTGTTTTGCTACCTTTAGTTCATTTGTGCTTCGATTACCGCAGCCGCATCTTCAATCTTTCCGGACTTCGCCGCTCTTTGTCGTAACTTAGTTAAATTATCCTGTTTCACGCGCGCCCCGCTTCTACGTTGTTTACCGGGCTTAGTCAGCTTCGGCACGTCTTTTTTGACACGCTTAACTGTTTCGGTCGCCGACTCCTGTAATGCTTTCAATTCAGCGTTTTCCTTTCGGAGTTCCGCCAATTCGAGAACAGCTACAACAACTCGGTGATCGAACATTTGCCCGACTTCATTTTCCGTATAGCCTAGATTCGCAAGCGTGCTTCTTGCTGTATCCCGTTTTTCGTTACTGAAATCCGGTACCGCTGTCTGCAGCGCGTGTGTTTCCCTTTCCTTTAACTGAGTAAGCTGCCCTATCTGGTAATGACTAAGTTCTGCTGCCACCCTTTCACGATTTTGCCGGAGTGCACCTAGTCGCTGCCCTACTTCTTCGCGCCGAGCTGTCCATTCTGCGGGGTCGCTCTCACGTAGTTGGGCGAAACGGGGATCATTCAACTCAGCGCCGATCATTTGCTCTGCAAAGTTCAGATTTTGCTGAACCGCTGCAAAGTGCTGCTCGAACGCCTGATTGCGTTGTGAAATCTCCGTTTCTGCGGCTATGCGATCTTCTGCAAGTTTCGCGGTACTGCGTCGGTAATCGGCATCTTTCTGGTAGCCAGCTTCCAATTCTGAAAGTGTGACCGTTACTTCTTGATCTGCCGCTTTAAACGTATGGCTGATTGAGTCCTTTAAATCCTGTATAGGGATATCAAGGCCAGCCGCTAATTGTTCAAGCGTTTCAAGGTTCGCGGTTTCTTCGTCGTTAGTTGCGGCGTCATCTGCCGATGTCGCTAAACCCTCGTCGGTGTCACCGGGTTCGCCAGTGTCCTCGTTTGGATCATCGCTTGCTGCTGATAAGTCGCCACCTTCGACGGTATCATCTTCGACGGCGGGATTTTCATCCTCACCTTCGGGCGTTGCAGCTTTAAAACGCCCTCTTTCGTCACGTTCCGCTTCCGGCGCGGCTGCGCGCCCGTCGGAACTTTCATCATAATCCGGATGCGCCCTGCTAGGCGCATCCGGTCTAGGATTAAACTGCCCGTCACCGTCGAGTAAACCCTCGATCTGCCCGGCAACCGACCTTAGATCTGACCCCTGCGGGCCGCTTGTAGGTGTGGACGGGCTTTCGTTAACAGGTGGTGAGTCGTTATCCATGTTCTTTTACCTATTCTAAGGCGTCCGCTTCGGTGTTAGCGGTGGCGAGTTTCAGGGTTTGATTCTGTGAGGCCATGCTTATAGACCTGCGTAAACTTTTTAACGTGCGGAGTGACCTACAAACTTCACGCTCTACGGCATCTGTTTCAGGCTGCCCATCATGCTTAGTATCTTCCAGCATTCGGATCAGTCCGTCACGTACAGTGTCAAAACCGCGCTGAAACGCCGGATCGTTAACTAGACGCTCGGCGTCCGCAAGCACAGTGGTCGCTTCCCTTCGGGATTTACCTCGCACGTGAGAGTTTTTTGTATCCGCTCCACTCAATTTTATACGCCTCTAAATTGCTAGAAGATTACCCTATTAGAGTCACCACGGCTAGTGGGTTGCTATCGCGTCGATACGCATCCCGACGGTATCGCCGTCGGCATCCTTCACCAACTCCACGTCATATCCGCCGGGGCGCTTGGGCATAGTTACGTGCGGCGCCGTAATTTCACGGTTTACGAGTTTTTCGATCCGCGCGTTTTGATCGTTTACGGCGGATATCAAGTCGCTATTTTGAGTCATCAGCGCGCCGACCACACTGGCAAGCTCCCTAATACTACCGGCAATCGCCGTCATATCGGGAGCACCCATGTTAATCGCCGGGATCTTAATCTCCGGCACTTTCACCGTCACCTGCGGAGCGCCAACCTTAACGGTCGGCGGGTTCATCTGGATGGTAGTCCCGACCTGTGCCGGTTCCGGCTTACTCGGGGGGGTCAGTTTCTTCAATCCGTCGCCCATTGTCGCTATCCTCACTGTCAAATTCTGCCGTTGGGCCACCGCCGCCGTCGGCAGTTTCGCCGCTCTCACTTACGATCTCAAGCGCCTTATTGTACGTTTCGCCGCCTTCGATGGCCGTCACAGTAGCTTCGGCCATAGTCTTATCAGCGTTGGCGTGTTTTAGCAACGTGTCAGCTTCGATATTGGATATCTTCGCAGCCAGTTCGGCGATCTCGCCATCTTTGAGCTGGCCGTTAGCGATCATTTCTTTCTCTTTCAGCGCCAGTTCGCGTAGTTTAATTTGCTGATCGGTTCGCTTGAGCTGATTATCGATTTGCTTGCCAGCTTGATCGGCCTGTAATTTCTGCGCGTCATGCTGCGCGTTGATGTGCATTTCCTGACCTTTGCGCGCCTGCTCCTGCCCGAGTGCCTGCGCCTGTGCCTGCGCCATAATCATATTTGGATCTGGCGGCGGGGGTTCAGGCGGTCGGAAGTCAGGAGAATCAGGATCGATGAAATACTGGCTCGGATCGCCTAAACCGGCAGCGGCTACCAATTTCTCAGCCGTGTGGTAAATGTGCCTCCCGTCGGCCATGCCCACTCCCGACGCTTCTTTTTGTATTTCGAGCAATGATGTTAACAGCCCGAGTTGTGTCTGCTTAGTGTTGTAACCGAGGCCGACGTTGATACTCATAGCGGTTCGATCACGCCACCCTTGCGGATCCACTTCCACCCAATCGCCGCGCAGCTTGACCGATTTTTCGATATCCCAGTGAGAACGTAACAGTTGGTGCGTTTTTAGCATTAACTGTCGGTAGCCTGTTTCGGAGAATATGCGCACCAACATTTCAATACGCTGACTGGCCCGGTCGAGGGCGTTCGCCATCACGTCTTGACGCACTTCTTGCAAGTCATTGCCGCTAACGGTTGCCTCGGGAGATACGCCGGTTCGCTGCATCTGCTGTTCGTTAAAGAACTGCAGCACTGGCAGGATCTCGCCAACCATACTCGGCACTTGATCGGGCATAACCGCGTTAGCCGCCATGCCTCGCACCGGTATGAATTCGGCTTGAGTATTAAGCATGGCCTCCATGGTAGAGCCATCTTCTGTTAGCGAGTCCTCGCTGATAAACTTTTTCCGCACGTTGAGTTTGTAGATATTATCAAGCATCTGCCGCGTCAGAATCGACTGTAGCAATTGCAGATCCTTCATAATATCTATGTAGCTCATGCCGTTGTGCTTATGCGGCATCAGGATTGCGGACATTGCGATCAGCGGTTGATAGTTAGTTTCTTCGTTAGAGAACACCCGGTCGCCGATCATAGTCACCATGCGGTGCTCTGCTACGCCGTCGCCGTCGTAGTCAAACCATGCGTAACATTCATGTACCCAAAACTGGCGCATACTGGCGTCGTCATCGCCTTCGGCGTCCGGATCTTCATCTTCATAAAACAACCGGTTAACCCGCTCATCATTCCACAGGGGAGTTTCAGCGCTGCCGACCTGATCCAGTTCTTCGGGGGGGTGCCCTTCGAGCACTAACTGCGTATACGTTTTTCTGACCCGGTGACATACAAAATCTGCTTCGTCTAAATTCAGTGACGTGCAATCGTTATCCACCAATGCTTCTTCGGGAGGCACCGGTACGATACGCAGCTCCATAATGTCTTTAGTGGTGCGTATGCGCAGATCGTACACTTCGATATCGACTACGTTACCCTCAGCCTCTAGCTGACTTGGCCGGGTGCGCTGTTCAAGTATTTCCACTTCCGGGTCATTTTCGAGCATCTGCACGCCCATGGCGTTAACGCCTTTCACAACGCCGACGTCCGTGTGCTTGCGTTCTTCCATGTAAACTTTGACATACCCGTTCGGGTACATCAGGCAATCTTTCATCCAGTGATGCAGCGGTAAGAATCCGCCTTGCCCGCCGTTGTTGGCGCGCATTACAAAGTAGTTCGCCAGATCCGTTTCCTGTCGGGCTGCGTGTTCATCTTCGGCGTTAACAGCGTCAAACGATACGATCCGGTCGCCTGATAGAAAAACTTTCAAAACGGACGGCAGCACCCACTCGACAGTTTCAAGTGTTTCACGTGTAACAAACTTGGAGTACCCCTCGCGTTCGCCACCGTACTCGTCGCCCATGTAGTAGTTAAAATTCTCCTGCCGGACTTTTGCCAGATCACCATCTTCGCTGTTCATCGCCCGGCGTATTTTATTGCCAAGGAACCCGACCACCTGCTCATCAGACATTTGCTGATTCTTTTTGCGCCCGGTCGAGTGCTTAGAACCGTCGCGTCGGGCGTGCCCGCCGCCACGTTGTAGCGATGATTGAGTGCTGCGGTTAGAATTACCGCCGGTTGTGCCACCTCGCGCCATTTAATTACACCACGTGCTTAGTATCAGGGTCAGTGAGGGTGTCCTGACGTTTACCTTCCCTAGCGTACTTCCGTCCACCACCCCCGTTTATACCGAACTGTACCTGTTGTGCCTTGAATCCGCCACCCTTACCGCGATAACCTTGTGAAAATTGTCTGAAAGCATCGGCCCCATTGCGCCCCCAAGTTTTAGCCGGCGTGTCGCGGGGTATGCCGTGTAGATCATCGAACGCCCATTGGTAGTTATGCAGCGCCCGTAGGCCCACCTCGCACCCTTCCGCGTCGAACTGACACTGACTGAATATCCGCCGGGTCAGCTCGATACCGTCATTCACCCGAGGGATCTTTGGCACAACAATTATTGGGGTAAGGCCGGCGGTACGTAATATTTCTTCACGTGATTCCTGATTACGCGACGATATATCCGTCACCTTCACGTCATGCGGCAGGTAGTGTTTACCGTATATCCAGCCGTGCAGGCGTTTCAGCTCGAATAGTTGATCGACGTAATACGTCAGATCTTCGAGCCGATCTTCCATGTAGTAGCTAAACCGGTGGAAACCTTCAAGGTGCTGGTGGAACCAGATCGAGTTCATATCGTTACGGCCAAGATCCCAATAGGTGTTCACCGGCACGCCGCGCACCATAGGAAAGTTACCTATCCGCCGGGTTTCGCGGGCCTGCCGTAATTGCTTACCGTATATAACCAATTCACCTGTCGATTCAAACGCTTCATCGGGCGTGGCAGGATACTCCTGCTTCATTTTATCGCCCTGTTCTTCTTTCTTTTTGCAGTACCATGCTTTTTGCGCCGGCGTTAAATCTATGTCGTGTTCTTCGCGCAGTTCCTTGAAGTACGACGCCATATCATCGGAAATCGCCACTTTTTCATTCAACACGTAATCGGGATGTTTCCACCATGCGAAAAAGAAAAACCGGTAATCCATCTTCGTTAATGATATGTCGCCGGCGGTCACTGCCGATAGCATGGCGCGCGCCGCCTGACACATATCGTAGAAGTTACCGAACGGCCCCTCGGCCGTAGACTCAATGAATACCATTTGACCGGGCGCGACCGTGTTCAGGGTGCCGGTGATAACCTCTTTTGCTTTTTCGGGGAACTTGGCGCAGAGCTTGCCGAACTCTGAGATATGGACGTACTGATAGGTTCCTGAGCGGAGCGACGTGCCGACTCGTATGCTTGAACCGTTTGAGAATATAAGCGAGCGTTTCGAGTCGCTGGTGGCTTTACGGGCCTTGCGAAGATCGTTTGGCAGATTGTCATAAGCGAACTTAATTTTGTCACTGAAAAACGCCTCGGCATCCTCCTTATTATGCGCAACAATACCACAGTTCGTGTTGTCGTTAAACAGCGTCCGGTCGAGCATGAATATCTGTATGGCCGTGGTAATACCGAGCTGGCGGGCCTTCAATATAATATTGAGATACCACATATCCTTGTAGAAAATTTCCTGCGCCCAATTCCATTTAAACGTGACGACCTTACCCTCTTTATTTTTGATCTTATAAAGATTGTTAAGCCGCCACCAAGGGTCGGAAAGGTTATTAGTTGCGATTGGGTCATTCATTTATAAATACGATTTATCTCATTAACCACTCAAACAACATAAACCAAACAGCGCCGCAATAGAATGCTGCGCACGTAGCCGCAGCAACCCGCACGAATAACTTATTTGGCTCTCGATAGAGAGCCATTAGCTAGGCGTCACGTCTATAGCGTCGGGTAAACCATCATCGTTATTAGACGCGTTTTTTAACATTTCTGCCAGATCTCCGGTCACGTCGAGATCCACCTGCACCTGATCGCCGTAGATTCGCGGCACCATCTTAGCCGCGAACCACTTGCGGGTATCGATCCGCACCCGGCTACGTTGTATCGCCTCGGTGTCAGGGATCCAACCGTTCGCCAGTCCTTTTTTGTCGTAGGTGCGTTTCCAGTCGCCGCCCACGTCATCGGAAATAGTCAGGATCTCATCGATCAACATTTCAGCCTGCACCCGCCGCGCGAAGTAGTACATTTCACGGAACTCGTACATTTTAGGGTTCGAGAACCAGCGCGTGACGGTCTGCAGATTAGGCATACGCGGATCCTGACAAATTTCCGTCAGGGTCTTTTTCGCCATGATCTGCTCGCAGATACGCCGGGCCATCGGCAGCGAGTATTTACTATTATGCCGCCGGGTTATCTTTGTGCCTTCTTCCGTTAAAAACTTCGCTTCGTTTTTAAAGGTGCCCGGCGGCGGTATCCCGCGAATCTTCCCTTTATGATTCGGTTTGCTCGGATTCGCCATCGGAACCAGCGTATCCCTTAGCGGCGCCGGCGAAGGGTCGCCATGCTCAACAGGGGCGGGCCGGTTTGCCGCCATTCGCGCCTGCGCTCGCTTGTTTTGGGGGTTTTTCATCGTTTACGGCTTTTTACCTATTAGCTGTGTTTTATTTTTCGACCCCTGACTGGAACCAAACCAGAAATTGAGCATCTGCGGCACGGCCGCCGTGAGCACGCCGATCAGTATGCCGAGCTGGCCTTTCTGCCAGTCATCGGTGACATCTATATCGCCAGTGAAAAAGAGCGCGATTAGAATCATGTAACCGGTTAAAAAGATGGCTGTCAAGAGCGCCTGAAAACCCATTCCGGTTGTCTTTATCATATCGCGAGCGCTGTTACGGTCGCCGGCCTCGATCTCAGCCTCAGTGATATCCAGCTCGCGCATACGCGCCTCAAAGTCCGCCTCGGCGATTTTCAGTTTTAGCAAGGCGTCAGGATCGGTCTGTAGCATCTTCAACGCTTCGTCGTCACTGTCAACGCCTAGCGCCTGCTGAATCATTTTGCCGGCCGTCGCGCCGAGGGGGCCGCCGAGGGCCATGCCGGCCAGCGGCGCGACCGTGCTAACGAGTTTTTTCAGTTTATCTATTTTAAACATGGACAAGCTCCACGTGGCCCCAATCCATTAACTTTTGATCGGTGGTTGAACCGTCGCTATCCCAATCACCGCCCCAACGTAAAGTAAGGCCGTAGTGCGCCGCAGCCGCGATGAAACAGCCGGCAATCAAGGCGAATATGTGCGTGTCATCCCACGGCACGTCGCCGTCGATCCATGGGCCGAAGTCGATAGCGTCGCTGAAATACTCGGTATGCAGGTACGTCGGATCGTCGGTTTTGTTGTGGCGAGAATCAGGATATTGCTTGGTGCTGGCACCGGAGTTGTACAGCGCATTCTGCAGTTCTTCGTCGCGGTAGCCGTGAATGATGGTGAAGTCATACGGCGATATCCGCAGCGCCAATTCGGCTATTTCGGTTAAGGCGGGGTGGCAATTATCTAATTTCGCGCGAGACTTGGCGCCGAACGAGTGAAAATCCATGCGAGTACCCGAGCGCAGTTATGCGCGTTAAACTGACGTTCTACTTTGCTTAACTCTATTTTGGTGTCATGGCGTAACGAACTGTTAGAGCCGCTTTGAATCTGGTTAAATAGCCTATCTTCGAGCGTATCCATGCGCTGTTCTAGCCGCGCACACTTATTCCATGTTTGCAGCTCGCTGATTGCCTTTTCGCTGGCGATCATCGCCGCTTTTATAGGTTTCATATCGGCCGCGTGTTCAGCGTGCGTGAGAATAAGCTGATCGATCTCATTGATAGCCGCGACAGTGCCGGTGACTAGCCCCGTTGCTATAATCACCGAACTTATTAAATAAACCATTGGATTATCACGTATTTTAGCCTTTACCGTGCCCATTCAGTCGTCCAGTTGATCTATAAACACGACAGCGAGGATGCCCAAGTCTACGTCATCATCACTTGAAATGCTTAATTTGTCCACCCCCGGTAACGGTATATACGCGCCGTGGCCCGCGCCGCCCCCGCCGGGCCGTGTGTCGGCGTCGAATTTTATGTATCCATCGGAACCGATTGCCAGCGGCCGCATAAGGCCGCTCCGGCCAACGTAGCCGGCGGTAGCAATCGAAACGGGATCGAAGATCATGCGCGGTCTATTGTCGTTACGGCACCTACTTTAGTAACGTCTTTTGTAATGCCGTCCACCGCTTCGTCATAGTCGCTGCCTTCCGCAACTTCGGTGATTGTTTTAATGGCGTCAGGATCGAGGCCCCTATCTTTCCACGCTTCGGTGAGCATTTCACCGGGCTTAACCTCTTTATCGCCGGCTGAATCCCATACCAGCGTACCGGTACCGCGTAGCAGATCCGGAGTTTCACCTGTGGTGTAAAAGCTGACGTTGTACTGCTGCGAAGCGAGCGTAGCTACCGGGACGTCCCCGGTATACCGCCCGGTACTGCCGCTCTCAACCATGGCGATATCACTGCCGACCTGAACCCAATCGTCATCAAATATCCGCGCGACCATATCCGATAGCCCGTCCGTCGTGATCGCGATATTCAGTTCATTAGCCATAACTTACTACTCTACATCCTCGATGACATTACCCGCAGGCAACTTACCAAGTGATCGCAAACCGTCGAGTGCCGCCTGATCGATGTCTTTACAGAGATTATCTTTAACCTCTTGCGATAAAAAGTTTATCGCCTCGGTGCCTCTTACGGTGATATCTTCCTGCTTCACAATCACCGGGGATGGGCCGGACTCGTCACAAAACACGTAACCCACGGTCACGGTAATTTCACCAAACTCCGGTGCCGGCGGTCGGCCCATCTGAAAACTGATGATACGGACGTGCGTAGTCGGAGCTTCCCCCGGTATTGGCACGGTGACGGTGTGGTTTGGGTCGCTAATTTCAATACTCATATTGCTACCTTAGTTTATATGGTTGGCTGTCTGCAATTCGTCAATCAGAGTTTCGAGTAGTTCCAGTATCTCGGCGTCGGCTGCGGCGGTGCCGTCAGCCAACAAACCGGCGAAGCTGCGCCGAGTGGCATACGTGCCGGCCGTCCACGCGGCCGCGCCGGTGTTCAACTGCACGGCCTTAGCGTTCGATTGCGCTGTAACAAACCCGCCGGCTGTAACATACACATCACCATTGCGCGGTACGCCGGGAGCGCCGGCCGTGCCCTTGATCCGTATCATGGTGCCGGCCGATACGGTGTCCGCCTCGGCATTCACCCCGACCCCCCATTGCACCGAGTTGGCGGCGCTGGCAGTGCACGCGCTGGCGGCACCTACGGATCCGTGAGCAAAACTACCGGCGCCGGACGCGGTGATGGTGCCGCCGGCGTTACACTCGCCGGTTGCCATGGCCCCCTGTCCGGAGGCCAGCACCGCCGACCCGCTGCCGTTCGCATACCCGGTGGTGAACGCTCCGGGTGCTGTGGTGCGGAGCGAAGCGCTCGCCGTCGCGTACCCTGTGCAGAACGTGCCTGATGCTGTCGTTTCGATAGTGCTGCCGTTCGCGAAACCAAAAGTGACGGATCCGCCGGTTAAAAAACCGGCGTTGTTATTAGCCACCTTTGACGTGCCACTCGTTGCCGGCGTCGTGACAAACCCGCCAGTGATATTTCCTCCAACAGCAAAACCGTTAGTAGATGAGAGAGTCAACTCGGAGTCGTCGTACCGGTCGGCGGCAACTCCTAAAAGCAGGCTGCCCCAATTACTATTAGACATGGTGACGGTGGTTCCGGTGTTCGCCCATGGGCTGTAATAAGTGGGTGCGAATATGGCCCCGTTGCCAGAGTTAACGATGCTTAATGTTGGCGCTCCCTTACCTACCCCCGACAGTCCGACCATATTAAGGTTAGGCGCGGTGTATTGTCCGACCGACGAATAATCGATGGTTTGCGTTCCGCCGGTAAAAGCCGGCCCTATCTCGCCGAGGAGGTTCCAACTTTCCATCCGAGTACCGGCGCTTACGTCATCGTCGATTACGATGCCCGATTCAACGTCTTGGGTATTGCGAAAATTTAATGCGGTGCCATCAACTAAAGTGTTGCAGGTGATCGTGTTTATATTTGCTGTTGACCATCGGCTTAACGACGTTCCGAGATTGTAGCTGTCCGATCCGCGTGGACTTACCGATTGCGCTAACAAGTCCCCGTCCAGCGGGCCGTTACTAGCGTCAAGTCGCAAATAGGTTTCGTCACCGCCAACTATAGGAATTCCGAACATTGATTTATACCTCTAAAGCCTAGCCCGGAGTCTATACGTAAAAGGCGCCCGACGAAACCGCCGGGCGCCTGTTGCCTCACTTCACTTTGTCGTTAGGGTACACCCATCGTTCGGTAGGCCTTTCTCCGAGGCCGGGGAACAGCACTTCGCAGTGAATTCGCCCAAGGGGATCCGGTTTTGGATCGATAACTTCCATAACCTGCGCCACCCCCTCTTTGATCGGCTTACCGTCGAGGGTACTGTTTTGCACGGCGTAAAAGCCGCCTTCACGTACTGAACCTGACATTGTGGTTCTCCTGATTTTTAAAGAACGCAGCCGGGAAAATCCCCGTCTGAACGGCTAGTATATCACAGTGATATCCAGTTGTCAAGTCGGCATTTTTAGCCGGAAAATATTTTTTGGCATTTGGAGCTTTGTGCTTGGTGCTTTACGCGGTCAGCTCGCGGGAAAATTTCCGCAGATCCATTGACCGGATTTTCACAGAATTCGGAAATCGCGCTTCTGAGTCCCTGCAATTGTAGCTAAGGCCGCCCGGTCGCGCGAAAATAGCCCCCCGGCCCGGATCCCCGGCCGGCCTACGTTTCAAGGCGTCGCGTGCTGATAGCTAT